CTTTGCACCCGGAGAAGTTTGGTCAGAGGGACGAAGTCCTTCAACAACTAACTTCAAAGGTGACTTTGTCACCGGAGAAGTTTGGTCAGAGGGTGTTAAATTGTCGGGTTTGATTACTTCATAGGCAACAAAATCAACATCACGAATGCGTTTATCCAATGTTTTTGCATTGACGATTCCCGCGACTAAATTGCGCGGATTGGCGTAGGTGTTGGCATATTTTGATTGGAAGATTGATTTTTTAATCACAAATTCACCACGTATGACTACATTACGTTCTGGGGGTAATTTTAAATAGGGTATTAAATAAGTAACATCTTGTCCGATTTTTCCATCACCGCGCGTATACAAATGGGGTTCGTCTCCTTCTGTTGTATACAATCCCGAAACACCATCTAATTTAGAAGAAATCACATAAGGACCTGTATATTTGGTTACCCATTTTGGCAAAGCATTGCTATCGGGTTTAATTTTGTCCATAGAAGCCATTTCATAGGGTAAAGTAGCCTTGTTTTTTTCTATGGGAGCTGCTCCTATTTCTTTTAATACTTGATTGGTTGGAAAACGATTTTCGGTATATTCATGCAAAATATCATATTCTCCGTCGGTCATTACGGGTGTTTCATCTTTATGAAACGCTTGATTTGCAAGTTGTAACATAGATGTCAATTCGTTTTCGTCCAGGGAATCCAATACTTTGATTCCTTCTTTTTGAAATTGTTGAATATGTTTCATATTCCTCTGGACTCCACGCTTCGCAGAGTCGTCCTTCTGAATATGCGTGGTTATCCTCCGCTCTGCTACGGATACCACATCCATATCCATAGATTTTGATACGGGAAAAGGCACGGGAGACGTTTTAGGTAATATTGTATTTAATATGGTTTCTACAATGGTTTTTTTCGGTTTTGATGCCTCCACTATGGGTTCGTCTTCTTGAATCATCGGTTTTGTTTTTTTTATAGTTATACGTTTTTTTGTAGGAATGGGAACGGTAGAAGGAACGGTAGAAGTCGGTTTTATATTTTCCGGTGTTAGTTGTATTAGGGTACCTTCGGTCCCTGTGCGAAGGCTTTTAACCATCCGACCATCTGTACGTTGTTTAGGATCAACATATTCCAATTCTAAAAATGAAAAAATAGAAGCCTCATCTGGAAATTCATGGTCAACCAATTCTCCTTTTTTATTACCATTCATTTTGGATAATCCGTGTTCGTTCAAGGAAAACTTTTTACCAAGAGCATATTCACGCATAGAAGTATTAAATCCTTTACTACCAGTAAAATACAATACAGCAAATGGATATTCTTTGGGATTGGTATAAAGAAAATCCACCCGACGTGCTTTTCGTTGAGAATTGATACGTGCAATTACCAAACATTTTGCATTTCCACATGACAAGATTTCAACCAAAATACCGCGTGTTTTCAGTGCATCTATGAACGTTTTAAAATGAGAAGGCTCTTCTGATGTAAGAATCACATCAATGTCACCCGATGTCTTCATTCCACGACGATAACTACCCACAATTTCTAATTTTACATCGGGAGGTGCAGACGATTCAAAAATTTTTTCATATTCTACAATTTCTTCACGAGAAATACGTTCCAAAATATCGTCATAATATTTGAGTCCAATTTGTTGTTTATCATTCAAAAGTTCCAATTGTCGTTCTTTGAGTTCTTCCAAAGTGGTTACACCTTTTTCTACCAATTCTTCCGCTTTTTTTTCACCAATACCAAAAATATTTGTAAATATGTCCATAGAACGTTTTGTTTTTAGTTCATTGACATTTTCATCCAACAATTTTAGTGTACCTTTTTCTGTAAAATCCACCAATTTTTGATAAATGGTAGTGCCAATACCAGGTTTTCCTTTGAGTTGTTCCGGAGATGTAATTTCATCCGGAAATACATCTATGGTTTCTTTTGCATGAGTATAAGCACGTGCACGCATCATATCTTTGCGTTTACGCATAATATAAGCTAAATCGTCCATCAATTGTACATATTTGGGTTTCAAATCTTTACTTTTACTAGAAGGATACATCATATTACTAATATTTTCAATAGATGTTTTTATATTTTCTATAAAATCTGCACTCCAATTTTTTTCGGACTTAGAACTGACAGTTGGTGATTGTCGGTCTTTTTCAACAACAACCTCATGTTTGATTTTACGTGTATATTTACGTTTTGGTTTTACACTTTCAACCACGAATTTCGTAGGTACGGTGGCCACTGGAGAAGGTTTGGTTTCTTTTTCAACAACTACCACAGGTTTTATTTTACGTGTATATTTACGTTTTGGTTTGGGTTCAGTTTCCGTTTTCGGTTTTATTTTACGTGTATATTTACGTTTTATTTGTAAAGTATCCATTATATTACACAAAGATATATTTACACCTCACGGCAATGAATATGATGTAAAATAATCGTTATATATATTATTATTATTCAGATGTCGGAAATAATATATATTGATGATGCTCAAGTAGTGATAGAAGAAAATCAAATAGTTATACATCCATTAACGATAAAAAATGATGTTCAAGAAAAAATCATATGTGGTCAAAAATTATGTGTTGTTTTTATGTTTTCCAGTGTTTTATTTGTTATATTACTTCTTATTATTTTTTTAAAATGATGCCTCCACTACTCTGGCTTCGCCAACCACGGCATCATCCCTATGCCCATACGGAACGAAGGGCGCGGACTAGTATAATATCATCAATATATTATATGAATGACTTATATTATACCTATATATTCACTATCATCATGTTACGACATAGAGAAAAATTTTATACCGAACGATATAATATATGTACATAATGCTGAAGAAGTGATAGAAAAAAAACAAATAGTTGTACATCCGTTAGCGTTAAACTACATTTATCAAAAAAAATTTAGATGTAACAAACATTCATGTTGTGTGTGGTTAATAACATTTGTTTTTTGTACAATATTATTTATTATTATTTTTGTTGGTAGTCCGAAATTACACCCTTGAAGATTTAAAATGGGACAATTTATGAGTCCTTTTTTCTAAAAATACTATAGTAATATGTCACATAAAACCGAAGATTTCAAACTTTCAGCGGTTACATTTTATTTGAAAAACAAAGATAAACTGCGAAAAACTTGTAAAATTTTCGGCTGTACGAAAAGTTCATTACAACGATGGGTTCAACGCTATAAAACACAGAAAAATCTTTCCCGACATAATAGGACACCTATTTCCTATAAAATCAACAAGGAACAAGTTAAATCTGCCATCAATCTTCTCAAAACAAATGAGCAAGTAAGTATGAATGATTTATCTTTACATTTACAAGACGGAATGACCTACACAAAAAAGCCCTCTACGAGAAAAAGAAAAAGAAAATTATACAAAGAGTAATTCATATGATTGTATAAATCATATGAGATTAAAGAGCCTCAAATATCTACAAGATTGCTCATCAAGCGATACATAAGTTAGAAAGACCAACTTATCTATGTAGAGAAACAAGTAATCATACTACTTTACCGAGTAGTAAGAAACAAACTTTATGCGGGTATGCGAAGACCCAACCTTGAATCTCTTTATTTTGGGGCATTTTTGTCCCATTTTAAATCTTCAAGGGTGTAAAATAGAAGACCCTAATGTGGACGTTCGTAGAACGGTAGCATTAGGGAATGATGCCGGGAACGTAGTGGAGGCATCGGTTAAAAATCCGTATTAAAATCAAATGTAGCATCATCCATGGTTTTGTTGGCCATACTATAGGCCGAAACACGTCTTTCAAAAAAATTGGTACGACAATCCAAACTAATAAATTCCATAAAATCAAATGGATTGGCAGTATTGTAAATCTTGTCGTATCCCATTTGTAAACACAAACGGTCGGTTACAAATTTGATGTATTGGATCATTAAATCGTGATTCATACCAATCATACGACACGGAATAGACACCGTAATAAAATCAATTTCAATATCAACGGCTTCTTTCATGATTTCAACAAATCGTTTCTTGGGAACTTTGCGTTTTAATTTCTTGTATAGGAGAACCGCATGGTCTACGTGCATAGATTCATCGCGTGAAATATATTCATTGGCCAAACATAATCCAGGTAAAACATTCATACGTTTTAACCAAAAAATAGCGGCAAAACTGGAACTGAAATAAATTCCTTCCACAATAGCAAAGGCGAGTAAACGGGTCGCAAACGAACTACGACCATCAGAGATCCATTTTCGTGCCCAGTCCGATTTTTTTTTGATACAGGGATAATGTTCTACCGCATGAAATAATTTGTTTTTTTCTTCAGGGTCTTCTACATACGTGTCAATCAACAGGGAATAAACTTCCGAATGTATTCCCTCCATGAAATTTTGAAAAGCGTAAAAAGCGCGAATTTCTGGAGCCTGAATTTCTGTCATAAATCGCAAGGCCAAATTTTCTACAATTACGCCGTCACTTGCTGCAAAAAATGCCAGTATCATTTTGATAAAATTTTGTACATCCGGAGTTAATTTTTTCCAATCTATAGGGTCTTTGCTCAAATCCAAATCTTCGGCTTTCCAAAAAGAATCAATGGATTTTTTGTACAGATCCCATACATCATTGTGACGAATGGGAAACATAACAAATCGGTTTTCATCGGGTAATAAAAGAGGTTCTATTTCACGTTTGGAAGGCGTATGAGGCTCATTGGAAGTATCTTTGTCGGATTTTCCATCCGTCTTCTGACCGAAACTACCACTCCGTCCGGCACGACGCACGGTTACATTATTAGAGTATTCTTCGTAAGTTATAGAATCTTCCGGTACTTCGTCCCTGTCTTTTGTTTCTATTTGATAATTGACTACTTTTGTAGCAGAAAAATGTGGTTCAACAACAACATTGACTGCATCAGTATCAAGTAAAGACATTTGTCTAAAGGCTGAATAATATACTCATCCTATTTTTATACCTATTCAATGTGGAGATTTTTGTCATAAATCGTTTTATTTGAACAATTGTTTTCTATGATTATGGTTGGTCAGATGGCTGAAAATATTCCTAACAAACATGGTAAATGACACAAAAAAGTAGTATGTGTCTATAGTTTAAACCCCCTCAATGATATATACCAATAATTCATTATTCCATATTTTCCTATCCCTTTAGGCGTGATATCTATGAATGAATCTTTGAATGTCTTTGATAGTTATGACACGACAAATGCTGCACATACTGAAAAAAAACGTGGAAGAAAATCAAAAAAACAATCAGAAAAAGATATTTTAAAAGAATTCAACATGGATACGCACTGTAAAATACAAACAATTCATCAACAACGAAAATTATACGAAAATATAGATTATTTATCTCCCTTGGAACGACAATTGTTTGAAAAAAAATTTTATCAGCCTAAAAATGAAAGTCAACATAAATTGTTAGGATTTTTGAACGATGCTACTAAAAAAATTGTGATAGCCACAGGTCCTGCCGGAACCGGAAAAACCTTATTTACTACTCAAGCAGCCATACGTGAATTTTTATTAGGTACATGTGAAAAAATCATATTTACTCGTCCATCGGTCACGGTGGACGAAGAATTGGGGTTTTTACCCGGTACTTTGGAGGATAAGATGGCTCCTTGGATGCGTCCACTATATGATATTTTGCATGCACATATTACACCCAAAGAAGTTGTACAATTGATTGAAGAAAAGGTCATAGAAATTTGTCCTTTGGGATTTATGCGAGGTCGTACCTTCAAAAATTGTTGTATTATCGCGGATGAAATGCAAAATTGTACTTTATCGCAAATGAAATTGGTATTGACACGAATTGGTGAAAATACCCGATTATTTATAACGGGTGATTTAGAACAATGTGACCGCAGTGGTCAAAAGAATGGACTGGAAGATTTTTTGGATAAAATGCGTGGACGGCGATCCGATAGTATATCTAATGTTGAATTTCATATGGAAGACATTGAAAGAGAACATATTGTTAAGGAAGTGTTGGAAATATATTCCCTAGATATTGTCCCCTCTATTGGAACCTACGGTTCCAGTCGTCCCTAAAACGCCCTAAGGCGTTTTGGGACACAACAGATTCCCTTTACCACCAAAGGTGGCAAAGGGAATCGGGAGTAAAACCTCCCTTTGTAACGAGGACACCTCGCTTTGCTCGGTGCCCTCCTAAGATTTTTTTTGAGGGATTCTTGGTACATTGATTGTATAGGATCTTATACAACCAATTTGATATTCCTTATTGAAAGGGAGGTTTTAAAGGAACCGTAGGTTCCTTTTATTTATTATATCACAATATCATAATATTATGAGTAAATTTACAAACAATTTATTTCAAGGAGGTGCAGCCGCCTTTAAATCCAATATTTTACATAATTACGTTGTATTATATTTTATCGTATTTATCACTTTTTTTAATTTAGTGAGTTTTGCAATATATGGTCACTATGCAACTCTAGCTATCTTTTTTATGGTAGCAATTATTACATCTTTTTTTAGTAAAAATATGATTGTTATCATTACGGTTGGATTAGTTGTAGCCAATTTGTTAGCTTTAGGACCTAAACATATGCAAGTAGAAGGTATGGCTGATCATGACGAAAATGAGGAAAGCGAAGAAGAGACCTTGAAAGATGTCGCAAAATCTGAAAAAATTTCTCCAAAATTAAATGTTGAACACCCAATGGCTTCAACTTCTGAAAAATCAAAAGTAAATTTGAAACAGTACCGTGACCGAAAGAAGGATTTTGATTATATAAAATCCAAATATTCAGAATTATTAAAAGTACAAGAAAAAATCATGAGCAATGTGGGTTCTTTAGAAGGTTCCATGACGAATATGGATAATATTGTTGACGATGTAAAAAAAAATTTAGATACAATTCGTGATACAATTCCTGCCTAATTCATATATAGGTTACAACAAAAATGAATTTTACAGAAAAATGTTTTTCACTATTTTTTCTTTTGATTATTTTAACCATTTTAATATTCAATATTTTTCATAACGCGGATACCGAAAAAGAAGAAGGATTTGACGCAATACCGCCGCCTAAAAAAACAAACATGGAATACATTCCGGTACAAGAAAGTTTTGGTATGTTACGCAAAAAAGAAGATATTTGTTCTTATAATCCGAATGACCCGAAATGTTCAGTATCACAATATGCAGCCAATTATCAAGAAAAATCACAAGAAGGATTTGATTCAGCTGGAGCATTTGCTGGCGGAGATTTTGCGAATTTTTTAGAAGTATTTTTTGAAATGATTGGTTTTATTATTTTTATTTTAGTAACTTTACCTGACCATATTATTGCCTTTGTAGAAGCCATTGTATGGGTATTTTTAGCAGGATTGGATTTAATGATTGGTGGTATGGAATTATTCGCATTACAGGTACAAGATTGGGGAATGCTGGTGGCAGACCTTTTCACATGTGGATTGACCATGCAAGACAATTTGACCTTGTGTGTTTTGTTTTGGTTTTTGGATTTTGCCATCTATGTGATTGTTGTATTGTTTGCATGGGCACCCATTATGTTAGTACGACTACTCACTATGCAAAAGATTGATTTGAATTCAATGTATTTGATGTTTTTTGGTGTAGTTGGATATCGTAACATAGACGGAGGTCGTGTTCAAACCGACGGATATTTAGCA